AATGAAATACTTTCAAAGCAAGTAGAGTCAATCAAAGGTGAAGTAGAATTAATCTTACAAGAAGTTGCTTTAATTACTTCTGTTGTACAGGATCAAAAGACAGATCTTAAAACTTCAATTTCAGAACAAAAAACAGATCTTAAAACTTCAATCCGTGACATGCAGCAAGATATCAGACATATCACAGGCATTGTTGACTCGGTTGAAGATAAACAAAAAGCAGACACCAGGGAAATATTTGAAGAACTCAAACTTATGAAAGAAGAACTAGATTTACAAATAAAGAAAGCATTGGAGAACCCACTAAATAACATGGCGGTAATAAAATAATGGCTACACAAAAAGAAAAAGATTTAATTATAAAGTTAGATAAAGAAATTGCACTTGTGAAGAAAGACATAACAGTGCTGCGTGAAAATCATCTTAAGCACCTGGAGTCTAAGATTAACAGAATAGACCGTGTGCTATGGTCAGTAGGTTTTGCAGTGTTTGCAAACCTAATAATTTTACTAAGAGATTTAATATTTTAGGAGGTATGTATGGATTATACTGAAACTAAAGAACGCATTAAGCACCATGAAGGTTGTGTGCTTTCAATTTATGATGACCCACTGCTTGGTAGTGCGGCACCAACTATATTTTACGGCCATCTTTGCACGGCTACAGATCCCTGGGAGCCAGGCATAACATACTCACAAGAAGATGCTGAGAATGTTTTTGAACAAGACTTTGCAGTGGCAGTAAAAGATGCAAATTCTTTTATTGGTGACACCGAAACACCAGATATCGTAAGGTCTGTCATTGTGGAGATGGCATTTAACATAGGAATAAATCGCCTGATGAAGTTTGCCAAGCTCCGCCAGGCTATCTATGACCAAGATTATATTGAGGCTGCGGATCAGATTGTCGACTCGAAGCTCTACCGTCAACTTACGAGCCGCTATGCTCCTTTGGCAGAAATGGTAGCACACGCAGCATGATTAATTTTTTATTAAAGCCGCTGATGGATGTGGCTGGTACAGCTGTCAAAGGCTACATTGATACTAAGAAAGCAAAAGCAGAACTTGCTGTTACTGAAGTTAAAGCAAAACAGAAACTTAAAGAAGATATGATTGCTGGCAAGGTTCAATGGGAGCAGACAGCGGTAAGTCAGATGGAGAATAGCTGGAAAGACGAATTTTGGACTCTAGTGTTTGGTTCAATTTTACTGGCTTGCTTCCTACCCTGGACTCAACCCTATGTTGAAAAAGGTTTTGTATTTTTAGAAGAGAGTACACCATCGTGGTTCTCTACATGTTTAATTTTAATTATAAGTGCATCGTTTGGTATCAAGACAGTAAAAGGTGCTGCTGGTTTTTTAACAAAAAAGAAGGGATAGGCTATGAATAAGATCAAAGAACTTTGGAATAGACTAAATAAAACTTCCAAGATTGCTGTTGTCGTAGTGGCAGTTGCAGTCATTTACTACCTGGTTGCATAGATGGTAGCAAAGAAGTTTCAATCTAAGACTGGCGGCCTCAATGCCGCTGGTCGGAAAAAGTTCGGTGTAAAAGCACCAGTAAGATCAGGCACTAACCCAAGAAGAGTTTCATTTGCAGCTCGTTTTTCTGGCATCAAAGGAAAGATGAAGGATGACAAAGGAAGACCAACAAGACTGGCTCTAGCCTTAAAAAAATGGGGTTTTAGGAACCAGGAAAGTGCGAGAAAGTTTGCACAAAAGCATAAAAAGAAAAAGTAAGGAGATAATGATGGCATACGGAGCAAAGAGAAAAACTAAGAAAGCTAAGAAACAGGCAGCTACTGCCATGTCTATGAAGAAGGCTGGCAAGAAACCTAAGAAGATGAAGTATTAATGGCTAAGAAAAAATCTACCGTAAACAAAGCTGGTAATTACACCAAGCCTGGCATGAGAAAGCAGCTGTTCAATAGAATAAAAGCCTCTGCTAGTTACGGTACAGCCGCTGGTAAATGGAGTGCTAGAAAAGCACAAGCTCTGGCTAGACTCTACAAGAAAAAAGGTGGCGGATATAAATAGGTAGTAAAAACAATGGTTAAAAGAAAAGAATTAACAAAGCGTCAAAAAGAAACCATGAAGAAACACTCAAAACATCATAGTAAAAAACACATGGCTATGATGCGTAAAGAGATGAAAGCTGGTAAATCTTTTACGGCAGCACACAAAAAAGCACAAAAAAAAGTAGGTAAATAATGGCTCTTAAAAAAAGTCAGCGTAGTTTAAAAGCCTGGGGTAAGCAGAAATGGCGTACTAAATCTGGTAAAAAATCCAGTGTTACTGGAGAGAGATACCTACCCTCTGCTGCAATCAAATCATTATCAGCTGCTGAGTATGCAGCTACTACCAGAGCAAAAAGAAAAGCAAAGAAATCTGGTAAACAAGTTTCCAAACAACCTAAAAGAATTGCTAAGAAGACAGCTAAATTTAGAAAGTTTACTTAATTAAAATTACTCTATATATTCTCCGATATCGGAGAGGTGGTAGAGTGGTTGAATACACCAGTCTTGAAAACTGGCAATCGTGCAAGCGGTTCGTGGGTTCAAATCCCACCCTCTCCGCCAAATTAATCCGAATAATCCGTTTCATGTACAAACCAGATTAATCAGATTAATTTTAAAATAATCCGAATAATCCGTTCCTCTTACAAACCAGATTAATCAGATTAATTTTTGTTTTATATTTATATTGGTACTCAAGTGGTACAACATACAAAAAAGCATTGATTTACAAGGCACACTAACGGTCTTGAAATCCATTTAAAGTTTAAGTATATCACCAAAAAATACTGATAATATTGAGGTTTTTATATACGTTCACACCTTGCAACTTTCTGTTTTATATCTATAATGGTACTCAAATGGTACTGAGTACCATTTTGATAAAGGAGAAAAAACTATGAAAGTAAGTCGTATCGCAGGCGGCAAAAAAAGAACTAAACCGTGGAGAGCCAGAGTTAGTACTGGTGAAAGAAACTCTTCTGGTTATTTAATTTATAAAAATTTTTTTGGTGCAACTGCAACTGAGGCAAGAGAAGAAGCACAAAAATTTCTTGCTGCTCAAATTCTAAAGCCTCAAATAAAAACCCCTACAAGTAAAACACTTAGAGATGCTGCTGATGAACTTATTGAAGATTGGCACACCGCTGAAAGATTGCGTATAGAAAATCCTAATAAGGGATTAAATGCAGATACTGTTACAAGAAATAAACAATGGCTGGATGCCGTATTTCGATTTGTAAATCCATCTATTAGACTTTCTAAAATTGACAAACTTTTTGTGAGAAGACTACTTAATGATATTCACAAAAGTGGATTTTCTGATAGTAAAAAAACTAGGATCTGGAGATACTTTAGCCAGGTTATTGATAGTGCCGTAATGTCAGATTACATGGACTTTAATCCTTGTAAGGCATTTAAGAAGCATTTACCAGATTACAAAGCTACCAAAGTAAAAGCTCTTGATGCTCCTACTATGAAGAAAGTATTTAAGTATCTGTTGGAGCTGCATGACAAAGGTATGTCTTTAGAGTCAGAGGCTGCATTGGTATTTATTATTGAGTGCTTTACTGCCGTAAGATGGGGTGAGGCTGCTGCTTTGACTGTAGCTGATTTTGATTTTGAAAATAATTATATCAGAATTAATAAAACTAAATCAGTTCAGACTGGTATTATTTCTAAGACCAAATCTTCCCAGCTTCGTATGAGTCACGGTGAGGATGGTGAGAGGTATGTGCCATTTCCAAAAGGTTTAGAACATTTATTTAGAGAATATGTAAGCACTAAAAAGCACGCATTGTTTGCTGTTTCATATAGCTATTGTGCTGAGATACAAGCTAGGATTAAAAAAGATTTAGGTTTAGAAACATTTAATACTAAGTCTTTTAGAAAGTTTGTTTCTACAAACTATCGTAAGCTAGGTGCCGATGTTAAAGATACCCAGGCATTGCTTGGTCATAAAGATGCTGACACCCAGGATGATTACATCACTTACGATGTACCTACTCAGTTTGCTGACGATTTATTAAAGACTTTAAATTAACAAATTTCAGGGGGTGTAATCATACACGGCACCCCCTACAACCTTCTGTACGGTCAAGTATGAAGGTTTTATTTTTGATCTATTTTGATTTTTGAGTATTTTTCTATGTAAATCTTACCTTTTGGTGAGATTTCTACAGACCGTTGTTTCCTGGGTATATGGTTTATAAACCCTCTTTCAGCCAAGGCCACAACATGTCTATTTACAACCATCGTAGATTTATAATTTAACAAACCCATCAGATCACGATAGGTTGGAGCGTAGCCGTTCTGATCCCAATACTCACTTATATTTAATAAGACTTTACTTTGTTGTGGTGTCATCACTTTGCTCCTCTCTTTTTAAAATTTTTGTAATAGCTGCGTATCCAGCAATGTCAAAATAATTATCATCATTGATGCCTGGCATCATCATCCTGGCTAATTTTAAAGCCATCATTAAAGTAGATACATCAGATGCTTTTAAAGGTTCTTGTAGTTTTTCTTTTAAAACTATGTTCCAAATATCAGCAATTTTTTCATGTGTCTTTTTAAAGTCACCATGCTCATCGTGTTTACTTGCAGACAAAGAAACAGATAGATCATTAAAAAAACTTTCTATCTTTGTATATCTTTCGTTCTGCTCTACTGATCGTGTAAGTATAACTCTAGTATCCGCCATCTTTCACCTTGTCTAGTTGCATTATATTTAAATAATTTTTACCAGACGAGGCAACTTTCTTGTAGCCGTAGAGTTTGATCTTTTCTCCAGCTGCTATTGTAGTCTTTGCTACAAGATAACCGCTGAAGTCATGTTTTTTTGTTTCATCATCCTCAACAAACAAGCTGCCATAACCTGGTTTTTCTTCATATCTATTATCAGAAGTCATTGTTTATTCCATCTCTCCTATTGTTAAAAAAGTTTTGCAGCTGTGGGTTTTTTTCAATTTCATCTTTATGCTCAGAAAATATTTGTTTTAACTGACCAAGATGTTTTGCTTTAGTTAATTTATTTCTAATTTCATTTATATGATCGTAACTATAATTCTCATTTGTTACTTTATTACCTTGTAAATTGTCACTTTTATGCACATTATTCACAATATTTTTATCATTTAACGATAAAGGATCGTCTTTTTCTTTTGTTTTTTTTTCAGATTTATTAATATCTGCTTGGGGAGAGGTTATTGGGTGAATGAACGCTGCGAGTTCGTCACCTGACGCAAACTCTCCCCCATCCAAACCTAGACATGCAAGCATCCTACCCAGGGATACTGTTTGTGTTTTTTCCATCACTTTGTCTGAGTTCGAATTTCGTACTGACTCCGCTATTCCAACGGCCAGAATTTTTTCTTTATCTTTACAAGTGGTTTTGCATACCACTGTATTTTGATCGGTAAACTCGTAATCTGATATGACTTCTAGTTTAGTTCTAAAATGCTTTCTAAATATACGGTTTCTATCTTTGACCTGGGTGTACAATTTGCCTTTGATGTTTATTTTTTGGTCATCAGGCATCTTTTCAACCTCAAGAATTGCTGCATCTAACAAACTATTGATATCCATAATACCTCTTTGCTTCTAAAAAATTTTCTTGTCCTATATCCCAACCCCAATGTTTGAAATCTTTTTTTACATACTTCCTGGGATCATCTAACTGTGCAATATTCTGTTTGACTTCAAGATCATCTCTAAATTCTTGCATCAAAGATTTGTAATCGTAGTCTTCAATATCAAAAATTTTATATCCGTGATCTTCTCTTTCACATACATAGACCAGGAGAGATTTTACTTTTGGTTTAAAGGTATGATAAAAGGCAAGCTGTTTAAGATGGTTTTCGTCTGGCTTATCTGGAACCCTGGACTTCGTAAA